CGGGTCGGCTGTTCCCTTCTTGGCAATCTGCAGCATGGCGGCAAGCTGTGTCGCAGCCGTTCGGCCGGTGATGCCGAGCTTTGCCATCTGCCCGGTAAGACCGGGGAAGCTTTTCGCCATGTCCTTCAGCTCGAAGGAACCTTCCTTGCCGGCGACAATGAGGCCGGCAAAAGTATCTTCGAGCTGATCGGCCGGGAGCTTCAGCGTCTGCAGGAGTGAAACCGCAACTGCCGACATGTCTGCGAAATCGGCATTCGCGGCTTTGGTGGCGCGGCCGATACTTTTCAGGGAATTGTTGACGAGCTGCTCATCAAGGCCGGCGGCGATCATCTGGCCGGAGCCCTTGGCGACCGTGTCGGACGTCTGCCCGACCGTCAGCGCCGGATCCTCGAAACGCCCCTTGAGTTGATCGACCATCAGATAGGCTTGCGCGCCTGTCTTGTTGGACGTTCCGGCAATGTCGAGGAGTTGCTGCTGGAATGCGGCCGCCTCCTTCATCGGCTGCATAAAGGAGATGGCGGCGATCGCCGTGCCGACCAGGCCGATTTTCTTGGCCGTGTCGACAACGCCCTGGAGGCTGCGGCGGAGGCCCCGCAACGGCGAGGACAGAAGATCCTTCAATCGGACCAGAACGTCCAGCGCCATCGACCTTGCCATGTCAGTCTCCCAGGGTCTTGGCGTATCCCCGCCATTCCATCACGCAGTTCCACCAGTAGGTGAGAGTTTCGGCGTCGAACCCATCAATGTCCGACGCCGAGAGCGACGTACTGTCGGCAAGACCGCCAACCATCAGCCGCCAATTTTGGGGCCATTGCTGACGAAAAAATTGATCACGCGTCCGGCCCGAGCGATGTCGGACAGATCCATCTTGTCGTAGAGCGCGTTCATGATCGCCTGATTGAGGCGGGTCGATCGCGCGAAGGACACGGCGATCTGATGTTCATCGCTCACCGCCCCGATCGCCCGCTGATCGGCACCATTGAGGCGATGGAAGATAAGCTCGGCGAAGACGCGCTCCTTGATCTTGTCATCCTTCTTGGTGCGAAGGGTGACGCTGTAGTGCAAGGGCAGCGTTACGGAGCCGTCCGAATTGCGCACGGCATCCTCGGGCAGCCGATCGAGCGGATTGAGGTCTTCGTCGACGACATCCGCGTCCGCCTTGCCCGCGATCGCGGCGGGCCGGTCGAGATCCACCACGGTCTCTGCCGTTTTGCCGGCATCCTCGTCAAGATCGATGACGACAGTGCTTGATTTGCTGAGAGCGGCCGTCATGCGAGCACCTCGTCAGGCTGAGGGCCTGCCCATTTGAGTTCGATCTTGCCGCCTTCGCCCCCGGTGATCTCAGGGATGTCGGTCAGGAAGGCTTCGGCGAACACGAAGGTCTGGCCGGTGTCACAGACCACTTGCAGTTCGCCTTCACTGGCATCCCAGAGATTGCCCCAGCGCTGACCGGCTTCGAGATTGGTCGTAGCCGTCACCTCGGAGGCTTCGAATTCCTGGGCGCGACCCACTTTGCGGCCATAGGTCACGGCATTATTCTTGATGCCACCGACCTTGATCTTGGCGCCCTTTTCGACTGGGATATTTCGTCCGCGCCAGACGATATCCACAATGCCCAATACCTGAGCCATGGTTGGGTTTTCTCCTTACACTTGGAATTCAAGGGAGCCGGCGAGCACCATGAGGTTGCCGACGATCTTGATCTGTTGACGGCTTTCGAGCCGGTTCCTGTCGTCGGATGCCCGCTGGAAGACGCTGGCCTTGACCGTCGCCTGGACATTCTCGATCCAGACTTTCTCGCCATAGAGTTTGCAGCGCGCGCCCCAGGAGGCATGCATGCGGCGCGGCGTGACGACGGCGCTGCCCGCGTCCTCGTCATCATCGAAGCGACTTGCCATAGATGCATCGCTTTCGTCGTCGACCAACTTGGAGCGCGGATATTGCAGCGAGACGTAGGCCGACCAGTCGTAGCGAATGCGCGACAGCGTCTTCGGCGTCATGATGTCCAGCCAAGCACGATCGGCGACGCCAAGACTTGAGGTCTTGTATGTCGTGATGATGCGCGAGATCACCGTCGAGCCATCAGACAGATGGTCGAAGGTGCAGATGCCCTTGTTCAAGAGCAGGTTCTGTTCGCTGTCGGTGAACTGGTCCGCCGGCGCCGGCGCTTCGACACCAGGAACGACTAATGACCGCAGCTGCCGAGCCGGATCGTTCGTCAAGTGGAAGGCGCAGAGAGCCATAACCGATGCCGAGAGAACCCAAGGGCTGGTCGGCGATCGGTTGAGGCCCATGGCGGTCAGGTTCGGCGAATTGGTGAGCATGCCGAAGGTACCGAGCGCCCCATAGGTGCCGCGCTTGGCGACATAGCCGTGGACATCGAGCTTCGACGTCGCCTGGTAGCGGACGCGCAGCCACTCAGCGAGTGCCGCCATGTTGGTGGCATCCGCCCAGGGGCTGTTGATATCGGTGAACCAGGTGTTCGCAAGGAGATCGAGCACCGTCTGCAGCACGGGGTTGCCAGCGCCACCAGCCATATCGACGACTGTGATCGTCAGGCCGGACGGAACCGGAGACGCTCCCGCATCGACGCGCAGATCGATGCCGTTGCCCAACTCACCGCCGTTGCGGGCGGTGCAGGTAACGACGCCAAGCGCCGAGGCCGCCGTGACCACGTTGTCCAGGTCCGCGTTGATGGCAGCCGCCAGTGCCGCAGCCATTACCGTGACCGTGTCGGCCGGATTCGCAGTGAAGCGGATCGCCCGGCCGGCAATCTTGAACCGCAGAACGGAGGCCTGAGGCACGGCACCCGCGAACGTGATGGTGCCGGTCGCCTTGACCGCGCCGCCGGCGTCGACCGCTGCCGTCACGAAGAGCGGCGAGGTTTTGTTGGCCTTGCGGAAAGCCGCGATCTGTTCGGCGCCGATCGAGCCACGGCCGCAAAGGTCGATGCCTTCCTCGCCGCGCGTCACCTCGACGATCTGGCCGGGCGCCAGAGTGCCGCTGGCAAGCTTGTGGACAACGATCAGCGGCTTGGTCGGATATGGCAGGACACCGGAATTTGAATAGTTCGGCTTGACCTCAAGGAGGGTCGCCGGCTCAAGCCAATCATAGGGGATTTCATCAAAGTCCATGGCTTACTTCTCTCCTTTGGACCGGCGCGTGCGCGGCGGTGTTTCGGTTTCGGTGGCGCCGGCAAGCGGATCGTTCTCGGGCGTTTCGCCTTCCGGAACGACTGACGGCTCGCCTTCCTCTTCGGGATCTGCAGGCGCCACGACAGGGCGCTCGGCTTCGACCAGGTCGCCGCAGGCGATGCGACGGCGGACGAACAGCGTGTTCGGCGCGTCCATGCCGTCAGCCGGCCACGGCCTGCCGTCTTCCTGGTCGACGGTGCAGCCCTCGGCGGGCTTCAAAAATCCAAGCATGGTTTACTCCTCAGGTAGCTCGGTTAGGTCGGTGGCAGCGGTTGTGTCCGGATCTTCGGCAAAGGCCCAGGACACGCCGATCCGCTTGAGATCGTCGAGCGTCACCAGTCGGAAGGCAGCTGGGCTGATCTGGAAGGCGACGTTGAAATCGATCTGGGCGATCACGACGTTATCTTCGGTCCAGCCATCGGCGATGACGCTGTTGGAACCGGTGACCGTCGCGACGCCGACGCCTGGGATCTCGGCCCCCTGCAGCAGCGCGACCGCGACATCGATCATGGCGTCGAGGCCGAGACCGCGCCTGTCGCCTTTGAAGCGGGTTTCAAGGCCGTTCGAAGCCTTGAAGATGAGGACCAGGCGCCAAAGCATCTGACCTTTCAGGATGCGGCCGCTCGCCGCGTCGGGCTTCATTCCGGTCCACGCCAGACCGATGAAGGGAGCCTGCTTTACGAGACGCTCAAACTCCTTGATCGTCAGGGTCTGCGGCACGCGCTCGATGGTGAAATCTTTGGCGGGGAAGGCAAGCCGCAGCCGCTCGACGATCGGCGGCTCCATCTTGCGGATCGGTGCGTAAGCGAGATCCATCACCAACCCCGTAACGTGTCAGATGTCATGATGCGCGGGCGGTCGGACATGCGCGGGCCGGAGTTGACGGCCGGGCCGGCGGGCTCTGCGGCGGGCACGTCGAGATTGACCAGCTCCTTGGCGATGTTCTCCAGCCACGTGATGATGTCTTTGCGGCCCTTCGACATTTCTTCGCTCGGGTCCGTGTGCTCTCCCTGGGCAAGGTCGTAGCGGGCAAGGATGCAGGCGGCGCGAACGATCTCCGCCGGCGGCGCCGCGATCGGCGCGAAATAGCGGCCACGGATATAGCCGTCGATTAGCGCTCCAGCGTCAGCGAGCACGATATTGACCTTGTCTTCGTCAACCGTCTCGGCCGTGCGGTCCTCCGGCCGGGAAAGCCGGATGATCTGCGTCTCACCGAAGCGGGCGATCATGTCGGAAACGGTTGCGTACATAATGAAGGGTCTCTGCTTTCGGTCGGCTCTGGCGGCCTGGCTGAATTGCCAGGCCGCCCGGTCGGTCCGCCTTGGGAGTTATTTCTTTGCAGCAACCGGCTTCGGAGCGGCGGCGAGTTTCGCCTGCAGATCCTCGACCGCTTCGTTGGCCGTCTTCAGCTGCTTGCCGAGGGCGTCCATTGCGTTGTCGTGGCCGGCCTTCAACTCGGCGGTCTTCTCGGCGACCGCATCCTTCACAGCGTTTGCGAAGCCCGCCTGCAGGCTGTCCTTCAGGGCATCGACCTGACGCTTGACCTCTGCGTCGACGCGCAGCTGGAAGTCGGCATCCGTCATTGTGTTCTCGGCGGTTTCATCGACCTCACGAACCGCGAAGGCCGGGTCGGCTCTGAAGCGCTCAAGCTCGGTTTCGCTCCAGCGATCGGCCGGGTAGAATTCACTGGCAGGATGCTGGATGCCATTGCGCCACATGCCGGGCGAGCTGCAGATGATCTGGATCTTCACTGGATCTCTCCTTCGGGTTTCGGAGAAACGGCCCGTTTCGGCCGCTTGTCAGAAACCCGTCGCCGGCTGGGAGGAGTGCCGGCGACGGCTCGGCGGGCAAGAGTGCCCGCCACCCGGGTCACGCGAGGTAAGGGATGACCAGAACTTCAGCCGTCTTTGCCCAGACGTTGCTATCGCCGCCGTTCACCAGCTCGGCATTGAGGATCTGGCGGGCGACACCTTCGAGCGCCGGCGGCACCACCAGCTTCGTCGGGCGGATGTTGATGACTTCGCCGCCACGCTTGCGGATCGACTGCATGGCGGTGCGCGCCAGGGCGTAGTTTGCGGCGTTGAGCGTCGCCTTGGATTTGTAGCCGAGCTGCCAAAGCCCGAGACCGGCATTGCAGCGGCCATCGACGCCCCAAACAAACTTGCCCTGGTAGAAGACGTTCGGATCGTCAGGGTTCTGCATCGCCGTCAGGACAAACTTCTTGCGGCTTTGGAAGACGAATGGCTTCATCACCTGGGTATCGTCGATCAGATACCATGCGGGGTTGGGGCCATCGGTGAAGTTGGAGACGACGGTTGCGGCGCCGTTCTCGTCATAGCCCGGATGGTCTGTGTCGAAGAAATACTGGCCGTCGTAGCACTTGACCGTCTCGGCCTTCTTCATCAGCGGGAAAACGAGCTGATCGGGAAACTCGGCGGCATCCTGGCCGATCTGGCCGGCGACCGGCGTGAAGATGCCGATCTGATCATCTTCGATCTGCGAACGCTTGATCGAAATCGTCTTTTCGAATTCGCGGTTGCGGATGATGTAGGTCTGGGCCGACAGGTCATGGACGATGCGATCGCCAATCCATTCGCGCATGCCCGGCAGATCGTCGAGACGCGGGTATTCGTTCATGGCCGTGGTGGAAGGCACCGTCATTGCGACAGAGCTGTAGAATGTCGGCACCGAGCTGAACCGCGCATTGTAGGCGGTCGAAAGGCCCGTGTAGATGCCGCGCAGGGTGTTGGAATTGATATCCAAGGCTCGCTCCTTAAAGGGTTTTCAGCCAGACGCCGTCGGCGTCGATGGCGTCGATGGTGCCGATCTGAAGCAGCGCGCCGGCCGTCAGAGTGAAGGTGTCGTCGGCGCTGGCGTAAACAGCCGCGCCAATGTTGGCGACGGTAGCGCCGGCGAGCGGAATGATGCGAACATCCTTCTCGATCTTGACGTACTGGTCGCCGGTCGCGCCGGTCGTATTGTCGATCCGCTCCTCGGCAAACCCGATGAGCTTGACGGCACTGACGTGGCCGGCCGGCACGGCTTCCTTGTTGGCGGTAATGCCAACGGCTGCGCCGCCGTAGATCAGGACGCCGGCAAGGACCGGATAGCCGTAGGCGCGGCCGAGGCCGGGCTTCTTCTTCGCGCGAATATCGTTCGTCGCCGTCATGTCAGTTGCCCTTTCCGTGGAGCGCCTTTGCCGTATCGGCGTAGGCCTTCGGGTCGATGCCCATCATCGCCATGACCTTGTCGTCTTCGGCGGTGAGCGCGCTATCGTCGGCGCCGGGCTGCTTGCGATTGCCGAGGCCACCGGCGTTCAGCGATGGCATCAGCTTGATTTCGCTCTCGACCTCGGTCGGGTTCTTCATGTGACGGGCGATCATGTGATCGCGCAGCGCCGGGACGATCTTCCCGGCCTGAATGGCGCCGTCGATCGCGGTGGTGGCCTTGTCCTGGGCGGTGGAGGTTGCCAGCGTCGTCAACTGCGCCTGCATCGCGACGAGCTGGGTTTTCAGCTCGGCGTTTTCAGCGTCGGTCGCCGACACCTTGCCACGCGTCTGGATGGCGGTGACGAGGGCATCCGGTGCGGTGTCCTTAGCGACGCCGGCGGCCTCGGCGATGCGGGACATCAGAGCGGCGCCGGCCGTCTGTGCCGCATGAGCTGCCGAGACCGCGGCCAAAATGGTCGCCTCGTCGGCAGTCTCGGGAAGGCCAAACACCTTCCGCAACTGTTCAAGCATTGCAGTCTCCTGTTGAGAGTGAAGGGATTTCAGGTCTGTGAGATTGGGATCGTTGGTCAGCGAGACGCGCAGCACCTTGGTCGTCTTGAACGGCTTGGCGGTAGTGTGGTTGAAGACCGGCGACAGGAAGCCGTATTCCTTGGCCGTCACCATGCGCTCGCCCTCGGGCGTCCATTCGACACGGCCATAAAGCCCGTCGTCGCGCTTCTGTAACTCCACGACCCACCCGCGCGCCGGCGCCGAGTGGCCTTTCTTGGCGGCAAGATCGGTGGAGTGGTTCTCGTCAACAGCGAGCTTGTGACCTTCGCGGTTGAAGAGCGAGATCAGCGCGTCCATGTCAGGCGCGGCATAAGGACCACGCCCGTCGACGCCCGTAAACTCGCCGGCAGGAAGCAGGTGCAGCCATTCCGGCGCGGTCGCGTCAGCATGGTTCAAGGCCCGGATAATGGAGTTGATCGCTTTTTCCATGGCACGAGATATGCCATGACGCCGAAGCCCATATCATGCCCGCCCAGGCGGGCATGTGCAGCTGATTGGCGATGAAGGGAAGAGCTAGTCCCGGATCGAGTACCGGTCAACAAAGTCGAAGACGATTTCCGCGATCGACGTCTCGTCGTCATCCGATATACCGAGGAAGGGACGATCGGGCAAGGTCACGCTGTCCGTGACGACCAGGTTGCCGCCGATCCGGAAATAAAGATGGCTGGCAGTCTTCGGCTTGATCTCGGCGCCGAATTGGTGAGCGGCGGCATAGATCGTGTTCGTTCCAACTCGAACTTCATCACTCGACGGCTGCGAACTGATGCTGTCGCGCAGCCGGCCGCTCTCAGTCAGGATTCGGGAATTACGCTTGGTGGCGGCATATTCGGTATTAAGTGACCTCCACGCCTGGCCGTCCGGATCGGTTTGGGTGACGAAGCGCATATGCGTCGATCCCACCAGCTCGACGCCGATCGCCGCCATGACCGGGCGGGTATTGCCCATGAGGTGCTGCAACTGCTCGAAAGCGCGCTGCACCTGGCGGTCCATGACCTGGGTTGTGATCGAGAGCACCGCGCCCGACATATTTGCCTTTCTGCCCGATCGGGCTTATGTTTCAGATGACGCGCCGAGCAGGAAGCGCACCCTTCAGGGTGATTGGGATGGTATTTCCGGCCCCCCGGCGCGTCATTCTCCAAACCGCTGCTTGATCTGATTGGCATTCGTCCGCCGCAGCGAGACGAGATAGATCTCTTCGCGATCACCTTTTTTCACGATCTTGACCGCCGCCTGATAGAGCTGGCCATCATATTCGCCGACGATAGCCCAGCGGCCGCTTGCATCCTTGACCAGGCGTCCCGACGAAGCCAGCCGGCGCGGGATGACGCCATAGGCCGCCGGCGACGCAATCGCATGCTTGAGGTGGCTGCGGATTGTGTCGGCCGACAGGCGCACTTCTGTGCCGACCTTGACGTCGAGCGTTGCGGCAACCTCTTTCGAGGCGGTCGCCACTGGCATCCAGGAGCCGTCCGGCCATTTGCCGCGCAATGCCGAAGAGACGAAGGCCGCGACATTCGCTTCATCTGCAGAGACCGCCTTCGGACCAGGCGCGGTCTGCTCAAGCCACGCCTTGCCGGGGTTGTAAGCAAAGGACGGATCGACGCCGAGTGGCTGATCGGTGCCGAGCTGGTCGAGATCTGGAGTGCGATCGGGACCGGCTTTTCCCAGGCGACGAAGCGCCTGCCGAGAGATCGGCGTGACGAAGCAACCGCATCCGAAACCGTTCGGCGGATATGCCGTTGTCCAGAACGGATCATCTGCGGCGAGGCAACGCCCATCCCAGTCCTTGTGCTGCAGGCGCGGATGGACGGCGCCCGAATGGTGATATTGCCAATAGGGAAAGGTCGCGAGCGTATCCCGCTCTGTCATTTGGGCATAGCGGCCAGCGGCGTAGGCCGTGCGCAAGTTTGTTTCGAAGATCGTTCGCGTTCGCCAGCCGCGCTCTCCCTTGTAGCTCCAGCCGTGCGTCTTCACGATGCCGTCGAAGTCCTTGCGGAAGTCTTCGAGCGTGGTGCCCTGTTCCAGCGCCTTGGCAATCGAGTCTTTGAAGTCGTCGACAATCGCCTTCGAGTTGGCGCCGGCGACCATGAACATCTTCGAATGCGCCCCATCCCAGACGTCACGCCAGCTTTCGGTCGGGGTGCTAACTTTCTGCCGTAGAAATGCTATGGCTTCATCGAACGGCAGGTTGACCGCCGAAACCGTCTCCCCTTTCGCTCCCATCGCCTTCACGCTCGTTTTCAAAGGCGCTTCAAAGCCCGTAGAAGCGTTTTTGGTGACTTGCGCGGCGCTCACCCGTCCGGAGTAGCCCGCGCGCGCCAGCGGCCCGCTATTCATCGGCACTCCTGAGGTCGTCGATCAGCGTGGCCTGGCCTGCAAGATGCGCCAGCGCCATGCCGCGCGCCATCGCCTCGGCAAGCGCATCCGGTTCTAGATCGAGCTTGGCGATACGCTCGGCCGCGTCCCTCAAATCGGTGGCCTGCATCAGTGCTGTTTTAACTTGGTCGACCATCCCGCCGAGCGCGCCGGCCGCATCTCGCTCAAGCTTGGCGGCCAATTCGTCGACGACGATATCGTTGGCAGATTTCGCATGCGTCGACTTGAAGAGATGATTGAAGGCCGAATGAACGGTCTTTTCCGGCCTGCCCTTCTTTGCCGGCGGCACAGCTGCAGGATCTGCGCTTGGCGCAGCCTCAGGCTTGCGGCCGCCGACCAGGATGGCGCCGGCCTTCGGCGCCGGGATGCCCATACGGTCGCGCAGGTAGCTCTCCTCGGCTGTCAGACCGTGCAAAGCGAGCTTGTCAAAGGCCTCGGCAAATTCGCCGAGTGGCACTTCGTCCGGACGGCCGACGCGCACCTTCGGATAGTGATCCTGCGGCCCGAAATTGAAGGCGACGATGTTGGGGATGATCTGCTCATTGAGCGTCGACGAAACGCACCTGGCATCAGCCCGCTCAATATCTTCCTGGACGAGGCGATGCTCTTTCCCGACCGCATGGCCGCCCGCAATGGCATCCGTCGTCGCCGTCTGGCCGAGGACGAGCTTGGAGACCTGCCGGTCATGCCAGTCAGCACGGCGTTCATACATATCCGTCGTGGTGCCCTTGGAGCCGACTTCCGTAAGCTCGATCAGCATCTCGCGTGGGATGATCGCAGCGCAGTCGCCGGCAATGCTGCTGACGGCGCGCCAGAGTACGTCCTTCTCCGCCTCGGTGGCGCCGCGTCCATATTTGCCTATACGGATCGGCTGACCGAAATTCTGGCAGAAGATCGCCCAGTCCTTCACGGTGAAGGCTTTGAACATCCACGCCCAGCAAGCCACGCGGGCAATGCCGGCACGGATCGTCAGGCCGGACTTCTGCTTGTGGCGATGGATGATGAACTTATGTGGCGGCAGCTCGATGCCGGAGACGCCCTCGCGCAGCAGAACGGTTTCGCCATCGTTATAATCGAAGGTGAACCAGCGCTGCGTCCTCCAGGTCAGCTCACGTGGCAGCATGTTGCCGAGGCGATACTGCCAGTCGATTTCCATGACGGAGAGACCTTTGCCGATCGCGTCAAGCATGTCGAAAAGCGAGGCCTGCAGGATTTCGTCATCGAGCCACGACTGGACCAGGGCGGCATGCTTCTGGTGTTCGGCACTGTCCGAGGCGGCCTTGACCGTGATCGGGAGCTGGGCCACCGATCGCTTCCGAGTCCCGAGCACGCCGGCATAATGAAGGTCGCGCTCTTCGATGTCCTCGGCGAGTTCGAAGTAAGGCTCCGGTTCGCCGTTGGCGGCGGAGCGAAGAATGCCGGCGAGCTTCTGCGGCGTCATGCCGTCCGCCGGATGGCCGGAATACGGATTGCGAACGCTCCCGATGCGTCCCTCGGCAACCTGCTCCATCAGCTCGCGGCCGAGAACGACACGGCCCAACCAGTCACGAAATGAAGCCATCAAAGCGATCCTCTCATATGAACATCCACCGATCGGCTGCGATCGTCTTCCCGCGCCGCCCTGCTCGGATGAACTTCCTGCGGCTTGCCACGGTCTCTTGCGGTCTCGTAGACGTAGGCGATGAAGTCCTGGCAGCTCGCGAACCAGGCAAGGGCGCCGGCCGGCGCCGTGTCGCCGTGCCGATCAAAACCGTCGACACCCTTGCTGGAATGACCGTCCGGCACTTTGATGATGCCGTTCACATAGGCGAGCGCCTGGTGATCGGTCAGCACGTCGGCGTCATACGGCAGCAACACTGTCTTGTCGGAGAACGCCTCGATGTACGCCGGCATCTGGAGGCCGTACCACTTAGCCGACAACATCACTTCGACGATGTTTTCGCCCCAGCGCTGACGAGCTTTTTCCGCCAGGTACTGGCCGTTGCCACGCGCATCGAGCGCGCCGCCCATCATCCTCGGGAGGGCGTCGCCAATGTAAAAGAGGATATCGCGCTGCTGATCAAACGGAATGTTCTTCAGCTCGACGACCAGGCGGGCGCGGCGGACGAGGTCGGCGCCGATCTCGAAGACGACGATGGCAGTCTTGTCGCCGCTGCGGGCGAAGTCTTCGCCGAAGCAATGCTCGCGCTCGGGATCGAGCGCCTCTAGAAGAGGCTTCAAAACACCTTCACAGAATTCCAGGGCTTGCTCTTCGCGCTCGAAATCGTCGAGGTTCTTGAAGTCATCGGGACGATCCCAGCGAACGACGGCCGGCAAGTCGCGCGACATGCAGCTCTCGATCAGGACGCGGGACAAGGCCGAGCCCTCCGCCTCGGCCGGGATAGCGTCCAGCTCCTGTTTCATCTTCGCGGTGCGCGTGCCGTAGGCGCTGCGGATCTCGGCTTCCCAAGCGTCCTGCTTCTCCTGGGACCATTCGTCTCCCTTGATCAGGCAAACGCGTTTGTAGAGGCCGTTCTCCACAGCATCGCCGAAGGAATATTTATGGATCTTGAAGCCGTTCTTCCCTGCCTCGGCTTCCTTGATCAGTTCGTTGAACGGGCTGCTGATGCCATTGTGCGAGGAGATGATCCGCACCTTGCCGCCCCAGATCAGCAGGGCGCCGACCGCATCGACGACACCACGAACGTCACGATGGAATGCCGCTTCGTCGATGACGACGGTGCCCTGAAGACCGCGAATGTTTTCCGGGCGAGAGGATAGCGCCTCAATGCGGAAGCCGGATGCAAAGCGGATGATGTAGCTGGAAATCGCGTTTGTGGTGCCGTCTTCCTTCTGGTCGAAATAGATGCCGTCCTCAATCGTCAGCAGCTCCTTCGACACGGTCTTGGCGAAGTGGGCGGCATAGCCGATGAATTCGCGGCCCTTCGGCTTCGTATCCGGAATGTAGAAAACATTCTGCCCGCCAGCCGAACGCCGGGCAGCGGCGATCAGCGTGCAGTCCAGAGCCTCGGCAAAGGTGATGCCCGTGCGTCGGCCCTTGGCGCAGATCTTCAGGGTGCTTTCGTCGGCGATCCAATCCGACTGGTGCGCCATGAGAACGCCTTCGGCCAAAGGGTCGAGATCGTCGGGAATGTCGCCGCCGCGCGGAAAGTCGTCTGGCAGTTTCTCGGGATCACGCGACAGGACGGGCGGATCAATCCATTTGCCACGCGGCAGGCCGGGAAGAGCTTCAGCCACGATGCACCTCCATGACCTGAAGGCCGGTGCCACGGCAGGCGCTGCACTTCGCCTTGAGGTCATAGCTGATCGTTGCGATCGAGCCGTCCTTTCGGGTGGTGATACGCTTAATGCCGAGACCAACGCCCCGGCACCGCGAACAGGCGGGTGATGTCGCGGCAACATCGGACATCAGGCTGTTTCCTTTCTCGGACGAACACCAAGGAAGTCGCGGCGAGCGCGCGCGATCGCCTCCTTCGAGATGCCAGGTTCTTTCGATAGAGTGTCCAGCGCCCGCTCTGCATTGGCCTTCATGTCGGCCTCCGCCTTGCGCGCCTTCTCCTCGGCTTCTAGCTTGAGACGGCGGCTCGACGACGAAGCCTGCGCAGCTGCGGCAGCGCGCAGCGCGTTTGCCAGCTCCATCGCGCCCTTCGGACTGATGCCCGCTTCACCCGACGACTGCAGCACTTCGAAGATCAGCGTCTTGATCGCCTCGGCCGCGATCAGCGTCAGATCGTCGGAGCCTGCCGCATCCATCCGTTGGGAGAGTGTCTCGGCGATGTCACGCGTCTGTTCCAACCGGCGCGATAGCATCGCCAGGCGGATGGAATAGCGGTTGAAGGCCGAAAACGACGGGATGTCGAAGGCAAGGCCCAGCTCGCCCTGCAGCGCGATCAGCTTCGTCTTAAACTCGGCGAAGATTTCGAGCTGGGTGCGATCTCGGTTGGCAAGCTCATGCGCAGCCCAGTTAACGATCGGCTCGCATTCATCCGGCAACAGATCGATAGCGGAGAGTTTCCCACGTCCTTTGGACATACTCAAATCCCCGGTCGAACGGGTGACGGACGCTTGATGCCTTCAATGAAGTGCTCACGCCGAAGGTGACGCCAGCCAGCCGGCGTCAGGGTCGCGATCTTGACCGTCCCTGCATCCAGAACGGTGATCGCGCCCATGTTCGCCATCCAGTCGAGCTGCTGATGAATCCACGGCCGGTCCTGGTAGATCGCAAACCGGTTCAGCGCTGGTTCCATCATGCTCGACGACAGGCTTTCGTTTGGCTGCTCTGCCATTTCCTTCAGGAGGATCAGCCGGCCTTCCTCCCGTTGCATATTGGCGTAGTCGATACCGAGGCTCATGCTGCGTTCCTTGCCTGTTCGATAAGAACATCCTGAAGGCGCTCTCCGATCGCCTGGATGGGTTTGAGGCGCTCGTCCATTGCGGAGAACCGGCCGGCCAGCGTCGCGTCCTGGGCATCCAGCCGGCCCATGATCTGCGCCATGGTCATTTCGATGCGATGCGTCGTGTCGCGATCGGGCAGATGCTTCATGTCGCTCTCCAGCATCTGGACGCGGCGATCGTGCTCAATCAGCTTCTTTTCGTTGGCGTCGGTCTTGCTCTCAAGCTTCGATATTTTATCGGCGAGCTGCTTTTCTCCTGAGCTGAAGAAGCTCTTCACCAGGGCAACCGCGTTCGCGGTATTGAGAAAGAGCGAGACGTACAGGACGATGTCTTTGAGATCCATTAGCGGTTCCTACGCATGCGCTGTTCGGAGCGCGTCTGGCATGCAATGCACCGGGTGGCTGAAGGCATCGCCTCACGCCGCGCCGGCTCGATTTCCTTTTCGCAGTCCAGGCAATCGGAACTGCCATCGCGTTCCAGGGCGGCTTGCAAACGGCGGATGCCGGCCTGCCGTTCTTTGGCCGCCAGTTCTTCGGCCTGGTCGTAATTCAGCTCGATCGTCACGGCGCGGCTCCATTCGCCGCGTCGATCGCGGCTACGGCTGCGGCCCGGCGCCGATCGCAAGACCTGATCTCGAAACGATCAGTCGCTGACATCTCGAAAACCTGATCTTCGGGCACCGAGTTCGTCGCAGGGTCTACGGCCGGCTTCGGCGCGAGAACACAGGGCCGCCGCGCCTCAGGCGGCACGACGATCGGCGTCGGCGCCGGGATCAATGTGGCCTCCTTGCGCTCAGTCTGGGAGCAAGCCGACGCGATCACCGCTGAGACCACAACGGCCACCCTTGCCGTCCCCCTTAGGAAGCTGCGCATTCTTCGTCCTCAAATCTGCAAGTGTCTGTTGGTCGGACCGGCTTTGCTCTGCCATGACCGCCTGGATTTTCACGACCGCGGCCGCCTGGTCGGCAGCCCGCTTGTTGGTGTCGGCGTTCGCCTTCTCGATTTTGGCTGTCCAATATGCGTCGCGCTCATCACCCTTCAGCGTGACCGCGTCGGCGACCATTCCCCGGATCTCGCGAATACCGAGATACGCCGTGCCGAGGACCGCGATGACCAGGACCACGATGAGGATCAACCGGACCAGTGGCTTCGAAAACAACGCGGTCACTGGACCTCCTCTGCGTTCGCCGAGGTCGAGGCCATGATTGCGGCAGCACGAAAATCTGCGGCGCCGGAGAACCGGTGGACGCCGAGCATGGCGGCGATAAGCAGGAAGGTGCTGGGCGTGATGATCGGCGCAAGCTGCACCGCCTCGGCCGAATGATAGATGATGGCCGAGACGAGGATGAAGGCGTTCACCCCCCACGCAAACCAGAACGACGCCCAGATCTGGCGCCGTGAGAGCGTATAGCTCGGTTTCGTGGACCGACGTTCAGGCCTCATTGCGGGAGACCTCGCCGATAGTGATCGCCCGAACTCTTCCGCCAACGGGCTGCTCGCCCGTCTTCGGCCAGCGGATGCCAACGCAGCGGCGCTTTTCGACAGGCGAGAATTTTACGCTGTTGCCCTGGTTGCCGCCGAGAACAATGTAATTCTCATCATCCTCGCCCGCGTAGAGGCCGACATGACCGCCGCCAGGCCGCTGGAAGACGAGGATAGCGCCTAGCGCCGGCGCCGGCATTGGCTGCCCGAACTTCGCCCACTCTAAGGCGCCGAGCGGGTTCGACGGCAATTTCTCCTGCGGAAGTGTCGTCGAAATCAGATTGCCGATGAACAGGCCGCACCAAGGCGTATCGTCGTTGGTGTAAAAGCTGGCGATCCAGCCGCCGAGCCTCTTCGCCCAGCCGAGAATTGTCGGATTTGAGCCGGCGCCGGCAATCTCTTTCAGCCCCATGAACCGCCGTGCCTCGCGCATCCACACGGGCTCCGCCGGCTTGGGGGGCGCAGGTGTGACGACAACCGGAGCGCTGCTCGCGGTTCGGGCTGGGTCATAGCGCAGCGCCTCGACGGTGGCTTCATCCGCCTGTCCCGTTTCCGGCAAACACTCAGCATGCTGAAAGCGCTTCAGCGCCTCGATCGCGGCCCGGCCGTGAGCGTCATCGACGACGCCGGCATAGGCACCGTGCAAACGCAGGCGCTGGATAAGCCACTGATCAAAATTTGCCATGAGATCGCCCCTGCCGGATTAGCCGCGAAGCGGCTGAACATGGGGCGACAATAGCTTTGCAACCGGCCTCGTGGTCATGACCGCCAAGGCGGGCGGGACTAGAACATTTCGATTTGTCGGGGATCTTTTTCCGGTCTGCCGATCGTGTTCGGCGATCGCCGGAAGAGCTTATCGACGCCGGTCTCAGTCAGGCCGAGGCGTCGAGCAATCTTTCCGTTACTCTCGCCCAATGCGCGATAGTGCTGCGCACGAATTTCGCGGGCCAACGGCACTCTTATATAGCTGCCAGGAAAAAGTTTGGAAAGCCTTGCTGCATGATCGAGACCGATATCGGCCGCAAGCTGCGATCCGTGCGCTTCGACGGGCACATAAAGCCGAATGCCGCCGTGGGCTTCGGTCAAGGCAATGAAGCCTTCGACGCCAAGCGCGTCGAGCAGTTCGCCGGTCAGATCACTCACTGGCACTCTCCCAGCCCGAGCTGCATCTCAAGGCGCATCTGCTCCGCACGTAATTTGCGCAGACGCTGTTCCCTACGGATGCGCGTCTCGGCATCCACGCCGCCTCTTTGAAGCCTCTTCAACAGGTCGTCGCACTTGGCTCTGACGGCTGCGAGTTCGGTGCTTTCAAAGAGTGGCAGAGCGTGTGGCATTGTCATGCTCCTCGTGAAACGGGCAGGTCGCCGGATCGGCCCCTCCCCGCACGGATGCGATCACCGAAGCTGTTCATGACGATCTGCCAGTCGGCGGCGGCGACCTCCTGGAGCATGGCCCTGCCTGTCAGCTTTGCCACTTCGCTGTCGAAGCCTTTGCGGACCAAGAGACCCGCGCCTGGCGTCAGGACCTTCCATTGCGCCCAGGCGACCTTTGCGCCATCCGCCGCCAGCCAGTCATAGCCGTTTGTGTTGCCGTAGGAGACGCCGGCCTCGCGATTGATCCAGCCCTTTAGCGCCTCGATCGCGCGCCTGGCATCGTCGGCGTAGACGAGGAAGCGCGTGTGATCGATGCCGGTCTGACGTTTCACAAATGCGATAAGCGCCTTGTCGTCGCGGTCGCGAACGATGCCGAGATTCCAGGCGGCGATCCAAAGCGCCTGCAGCTTCTTGGCATATTTACCTGTCAGCTTTTGACGCCCTCCTATCCGACGGGCTGCGGGGGCTTTGATAAAGCCCTCGTTTCTAAAGACCGATAAAACCTTCTCACGCTCGGCCTCGGACATGTCTTTGGCGGAACGCTTGCCCGTAATACGCTCAAGCTTGGCGCGGTAGGTATCGTCGTCGAGGCCGAGATGCTTCTTAGCAACATGGATTGCAGCGATCGAGGCGGTCATGCGATGATTCCGTTCGAAATGCGCTGGGGGCGATTCTTATGGGGCGTTATCTGAAATGGAGCCTGGTAGGCGGGGCGGTCGGCATGCTTGCCGGGACCTTCGCATTTCCGGTTTTCCAGGCCTGGATACGTGAGTTTCAGGGATTGATAACCGGACTGGCCGCTGTCTTCGCCGCAAGTATCACTATCGGGAAAATGGATGCGACCATCCGGACCATGGAAAGGACTGACGAGGCTGCACAGTTTCGACATGAGCAATCTCAAAGACAGTCGCAAAACGCTCTCGCTCTGGCCCGAGAAATAGAGCGAGAAAGCGAGCGGCGGCACCGCCAAATGATGGCGTTGACGCTGAGGTCGGATCGATTGAAAGTCAGCAGGCTTGTTGGGCCCGTCCTGCCATCCATCATCCGGGCAATAGCAGAGTTGGGTAGCATTATCTCCCGGACCGGTCTTGATGACGTTGGGAGCCAAATGCTCTTTGTATCCGAAGTAGAGAACTGCGTGAATTTCCTCACTCATTATCTCAACAACCCACAGATGAAAGAAGCCTACGAGCTCTTCGACGGCAAGCTTGCGATCGATTTTCAAGACGCGCAGTACAGAGCCAACCACCTTCGGGCGGCAGCCCAAAACCTCATGGAAGAAATTCGAAACAAGAGCAAAGAAGGCGAACCTGAGGTGACGATTTTCGTTGCCGTCCAGAGTGATCTCAAAAGCATGATGATCAGAGCTCAGCTTCTTAAAAATTGCCTGGAGGAGGTGCGACAGGGACTTAGTGCCCTCGCTGACCTCTATTTGTCCGAGGGCTATGCTCTCGGAACAAATATCTAATACGCCGAGAATTACATCGCCATTGCAATGGCAGGGCGCTTCACAGCGCGCCTGTAGTTTAGTGGCAGTGGCCGGAGGAACTGAATGCCAAAGACAAATCGAGGACGGATCCTCGCCGCAGCGATTCTGGTAGTTGCCACCGCGCTTCTTATACCTGCCGTAGCAGGTGGCATCGGGGATCCCTGGGGAAAGTTCGTGTCGGATTATCAGACATTGATCACAGGCCTCGCTGCTGTCGGAGCCGCCACATGGACCATCTCGGTGATGGAAAAGACGGATGCGCGACAGGGAGAGCGACACGCCCAACTTGTTGAGCTTTCGCTGCGGAGCGATCGGCTCGCAGTGGAGCGCGCAGTCTACCCTCAGGTACTGGGGCTTTCTCAGGCGGGTTATGCATTCGCTAGGCTGAAAACCGAGATGCTCAAGATAAATACTCTTCGCGGTCAGCTCGGCTTGATTGTGCAAGAAGCCTATTGGGTTGAGACGTCGTGCCGAGACCTTGTCGCTCTTCTCGAACGGGCACAACTGGTAGAGGGGAGCCGCCTTTTCGACGGCATTCTGACCTACAAACTGCATTGGCTCCGCGAAAACAGCAAGGAAGCTCAGGCGCTTCTTGAGACCTTCTCGAGAGGGAGTCGATACACCGCGCCCAGCTTTGCTCTCGATGATCAAGATGGATATTTTCGCGTGAACTATCTCTACGGACAGATAATCAAGCTTGCCGATGAACTCCCCGTAATCGTTGAGCTGCTTTCGGCAACTGCCAAAAGGTACGGAGTTGAACGATAACATCCGACGCCCCTAAGCCTTTGCCATGTCGATAGTAACGGCTTGCCACGCCTCGGCGATAGTCTTTCGCCGGTAGAAACGAACATATTCCTTAGACCCGGTCACGCGCATTGCGTCACGGATCGCATCCATGGCTCGCTGCCAGCGGGGATCTTCGATCTGATGACGCAACAGCATGAAGATTTCGGCGCGATTGATCTTTCCCTCCTTGTCCGTATTGAACGCGCGAGTGATTATGGACTGGATCTCTGCGCGACTATCCGCCGACCACTCGGTCAGGCATTCGTCTATGATAGATTTCGCGACCTGCAGCTCCGATCCGAAGTCGATCTGCTCGGCTACCTGCACTTGGACCTTCATCAGTCCGTCGATCGTCTGATACGTTCGGTTCCCCTTGGCGCCACCGATCTTGGCGCCGTATTCCTGGGCGATCAACGCGTCAAGACTGCCAAGGTCGGTCATTGTATGGCCTCGGAACCGGGCGATCTGTGCACTGACGTCAATCGCAAAATTGATGATCTTCCTGACAGTCTCGTCTTCCAGTTTGTGCTGGGGTTTCACCAGCGAGAGCGGCACGTATGCTCCCTTCGCATCGGTCATGAATTCCTTGCCGTTAATGAGCGTGACGCCATCGGTGCGTTCTTCGAGTATCGCAGCTTCCATTTTACCTGTTCCTTTGTTTGACGGCGGTGGCGCGTAGGTTGCTGACAGCCTTCATGAGCTGCCGGCGCGCATTTGGTTCTCCGACCGTGTGAGTGACTGTTTCCAAATAGCTGAGCGCGCTCACGACGCGATCGACCGCGGTTCGAAGGGGCTCCGTCGGCAGACGGCGTTTGACCGATGGAGCAGAGGATGTCTCGTTCACGCTCGGCCCCCTCCCGCCGGCGTATGTGCCGGAAAGGCGACGACGTTGGCGCCGACAAGCGCCAGGCCGTGCTGACGGCCGCTGGAGAGGCGTTCCCGCCGCTCCAGCATTCGCTTTTCTTCCTCGATCTCCTCGGCGAGAGAAATCGCCGTATTGAGGCGGCGGACGAGGTTGCCGACGTCCTCGCTAGTGAAGAACTTTCCACCGTGGACGTGCGGTTTCAGTTCTTCGCGAAGATGGGAAAGGCAGCCCGATACGAGTTCTGAGCAGCTCATGACCTCCTCCCGAAATCCGGTTTGATGACGTTTCCGTCGCTGTTCAGAATGAAGTTGGCCGCCGCTTCGGCAGCGAGCTGTTCGACAACCTCGCGGCCAGTCTTGCCGGCTTCGCAAAGCCGATAGATCTGCACTTCGCGTTCGAGGCTCGCAGCAAGTTTGCCGAGGATCTGGAGTTGCTTGCGAAACGCGACGACGTCGGCATCTTTGGCGCGGTCGGGAGAGACCAGTTCGTCAAAGCGCCTCCGCGCGTTGGCAATTTCGGTGCTGAGGATCAGGGCGGCGCTCATCCCAAATCCTCCACGTCGCGATTCTTCCAGGCATCCTGGATATCCTTGACGGTGACGGAACGATCGTCGGCGAGCGCGATCATGCTGGCGAGTTTCATCGTCTTATCGATCTGCCCGAGAGCGCCGCCCTTCATACCGATCCCGGTGAGCAGCTTGACGCTGTCCAGATCAGTGACGTCCCAAGCCCTGATGTAGGCGGCGACGTCTTCGGCATACGGCTTCTGCCGCTTTAGGTGCTTGCCGATGCGGCGCTTCAACTGCGCATAGGACTTTCCTGCTGCCTGTTTGGCAAAGCGGGAATAGACCTCTTCGTTGCCAACGAGAGCAATGCCGCATTGGTAGATGTCGGAGAAGTGCCGGAGCTGATTGATTGCGTCGTCGACGAGGTTCTGCGCTTCGTCGATGATGAGCAGCGAACCGCCTCCGATGCGCTGCAGCCTAGCGCCGATTGCTCGGGTCAGCTTTGCCGGGTTGTTCTCGTGAACTTCCAGCTCTGCCGCCAATTCGACGAGCATCCCGTGAACCGTCCGAGTATGCGGGCTAACGGTCGCATGGAAGACATGCGGATGCGTGGCTCGATAGTGCCGGCAGGTGGCAGTTTTGCCGAAGCCTGCGCCGACCGTGATCATCACCAGATCGGCTGTCATTTGCGCCCACTGGAGCGTCTGGGCAATTTCCGAAGCGATGCGTGTTTTCACAAACGCCGGCGATGTCGGAATGGCAGGCATGCCGGCGGCTTCCACCACCGCGTCCACCCACTGGCGCATTTGCCGGTTCATGTTTTCGAGCCTGCCGAGGTAGGTTCCCGAGAACCACTGGCTAAAGGTGCCCTCCTTCATGGCGCTGCGACGGGTGACTTCCGCCTTGCTCCACGAGTTGGCGATTGCCAGCTCTGCTACCTGCTCCCGGATCGCGCGCCAGTCGTCGATGTCATCGACATGCTTAGAAAGAAAGTCGATCGAAGGTTCGGGCTGTTCCCAGCCTGTCATCCTACTTGTGTCGACGTGTTTATTCATACTAAGGTTCCTTTGTGTTGCCCTTGAGGGCTGATTTGGCGGGCGGGGTTGAACCCCGCCCTATTTTTTTGTCGGAACCGGACGCACTACATTTCGGCTCTGCTATTTCAGTCGGACGCACTATTTTCCCGACCGATCCCCCTTCGGGAATTGGATGACCGCGTTCTCGCCCGACACTCGGGACAAGGCGCGGGAAAAACGGTCTTCGAACGCACCGTCGTCGCCGGCCGGCTGCTGTTTCAGCGCCAGATTGCCGGTCGACAGGCGTGTGATTTTCGGGCGGATCGGCTCTTCAGGCTGCGGCATTGCCGGCTCGCCTTTGGCCAGGAGATCAGCAAGCTGCGCAGCGGTTAGCGCCGCAATTGCGGCCTTCTCAGCGGCCACGGCCTTTTGGTAATCACGACGCTTGCGAGCGTGCTGGCGAGCCGCATCCTGATCATCGAAGCCGGCATCGGCGATGCAGGGCGCTTCGCAAATCAAAGTGTTCCTCAGGTCGTAGACGCGGATAGAGCCGTGCAGGTTGTCGGGATCGAACCGGATCGTCACTTTCTGCCCGGCGTACTGGTTCAACTCACGGCTCCAGTAGCGGTTGCCGTGATAGTGGATCTCCCCACTGCCCTTCTGTGCCCGGATTGCCTCCGAGGCGAGCAGCCATAGTGCTCGCTGAGCAGCCGTAGGCCACCGCACGATAGCCCCGCCATCGATGCTCGCCTGGAACGTTTCGTCAAAGCTGCGGCCTTTGCAGGTTTGAGACTTCCGGCCGAGACGCGCGTTATGCTCGGCGATCTCCCGGCCGACATGTGCGCGGAAACCATCAAGAGGCACGGCGCGACTGCCGTAGTTTTCCGGTTTGGCGTCCGGCTTGTTGCCGGTATAGGCGCCGGCGCAAAATGGGTGCTTGGAGATGTTCTCGGCGAGATCACCCCAGGCGCGCTCGATCGGCTTCGACTGGCCGGAATACGGGTTTGTCCAGCGCGGCTCGATGCCGAGGGTAACGAGCAGACCTTCCGGATCCTCCTCCCGAACCTTGAAACGATAGCGGGTAGCAGCGCCGCCGGAGATCCATTTCGATGCGAACGATCGGCCGTTATCGAGGTAAATGCGATCAGGGATGCCGTAGCGCTCGACCATATCGCCGATGACGAGGCGCACCGTTTCCTTGTTTTCGCTATCAGAGATCCGCCATGCGACGATCTTGCCGGAATAGAGGTCCTGGATGCCGAGCAGGAACATGCGAACCGGCTGTTCCGACCATGGCACCGAAACGAAAACGTCCAGCTTGTGGCCATCCATGTTGACCATCTGCATGGCGTGCAGGTGCGATCGAGTGCGTCGTTGGGCGGGATAGAGCCCCTTTGCCTTTTCCTTCCCCTTGCGAGCCAACTGCTGGACCGCTGCGGACACTTCAGCGTCGAGGCGACGGCGGAGGGAGCGTTCATGCGGGATGGGCGACCACCCCTGCTTCGCGGCCACCTTGATCATGCGGCGATAGCAGGTCGAGAACTTCGGCGCTTCCGCGCGGAGATAATCAGACGTCAGATATTCCCACGCCTTCGGATGGCATTCCGAGCGGCTCCGCTCATTGGTATAGTTCGGTGCCAGAGCGGCAAGCCAGTCCTGACGGTCGATCCCCTCGACCATGCGGCGCCATTCGTAGAGCGCCGACTTTTCGACACCACCCTTGTTGCAGGCCATAAGGACGGCAGCCTTGGCAGACATGCCGGCGCGCTCAAGCTCATCGGCCATTTGAAGGGTTCTCAAACGGGCTTCACACACCGCTTTCTGATGCACTGGCAACGCGTCGTATCGCTGCCAGAGGGCTTTCTTTTCCTGCGCTTTCAGATCCTTGTCGTCGTTTGCTGGAGCCGAGTGGACGATCAGCAAACGCGTTTGCGCCGCCTGCGGCAGAAGTGAAACGTGATATTCCCAAACGGGTTTTGTCTTCCCGCTCACCCGCCGAGAAGTGGCCTCGTTCACACGCCACTTCGCGCGGGCAAGGTTGTCGAGGCTCTTCTCCGTGCGCGGAAGGTCCGGCAGGTTGGCCGCAATCAACTCGGCTATGGTGTAAAACTGCTTCACGCTTAACGTCCGCGTCGCTTGATGTTGATGGGAGTGGATCGGAGAGCCTTCAGCTCCTGGGCGAGCGCTCGCTGCTCCTGCTGAAGTCGTGCAATCTCGGCCAGTCGGGCTTCGTCGCCCTCAAGCATGATCAGCCCGTCCTCCGAGACGATCAGATCCCAAAGCCAAAGAGCGCCCGTCGCGCGTACGAAAGCCTTGAAACGGACAAGGCTGATGTCGTGGGAGGCCTTGCTTTCCGCTGTGTAGGCGTCGAGTGTGGTCTTGGAGAGGTTTGGCAAGCCGAGATATTGAGCCATGCGAGCCGCGACGACTTCGCGGCCGTGCGGGCATTCCCTGATCGCCTGCGCCATCGCCCGCTTCAGCTTTGCGCGAAAGCGCTCGATATCAATCGTGACCGTGGCTTGGCGAACGGGAAAGAGCGGCTGCAGGAAGAAGTCCAGCTGCGCGGGGTGCTTACTCATCACCGGCCTCGCTGCGGATTTCTGCCATCAGGGCATCGTGTTCGTCACCCAGGCCGATATGGGCCAGGAATTGAGTGCGCGTCTCCTCACTGGCGTCTTCCCAGGCAGTTACGAGGCGAGACAGAAGCGTTGCTTGCTCGATCTGCGCCTTGGAGAGCTTCGGTGCGGGCTCGACCAGCGCAAGCGCCTTTTTCAGATCCTGCTCAGTGCGGAAGGCAATCGCCGTCTGTCGCTGCTTTTGCGGCTCCATCTTGGCGATCTTCAACAGAGCCGACTGGTTGTCGGCAACTGGAGTGCCTCGGATAGCAGCGCGGACGTCAGTGTGAAGGTTCTGCGAGATCTGTGAGAGCCGTTTAACGGCTCGCTTGGACAGCCCCATCCGGTCAGCGACGTGTTGGGAGAAGCTTCCCGCCTCCGTCTCGTCCCCGAATAATTGGGCCAAGTTGGCCCTATTTCCCGGCCGTCCCACCGCTATCTTGCCGTGCGCCTTCTCCCAAATGTCACGGTATGACTGAACAAAGATCGCGCGATCCATGACCGAGAGGTCGTTTCGGAAAAGATTTTCCGTAATTTCGATGAGCTGGGCTTCGGCCTTGTCGCCCTCGACGATCATCGCATCGATTTCGGGCTCTTCATTGATCTGCTCTGCCCGAATACGATGAGCGCCGGCGACAAGAGTATATTTGCCGCCCTTCGCATTGGGCGTGCTGCGAACGGTGATGGGGTTGATCAACCCATGCTCGACGATGCTCTGAGCAATCGCGATCGCATGCTCTTCTTCGACAGCGCGCAGCCGCTCCGGAATGACGATGTCTGAAATCAGGATACGTTTGAACTCGGCCATTATGCGACTTCTTCTTCTGCTGTCGTTTGGAGGGTGATGAGCGCGCGGGCACGCAGTGCCATCGTCTTGTAATGAGCGGCGAAACGCAGACTGCCGAGGCGCGCATCGACCGTGCGGAGCGCTCGGTTGATCGCTTCCCGAGAACGGTTCTCGGCCTCGACGACGCGCCGCTTCGGCCACTTTAATTCCGTGACCATCAGGTACATCACGACCTGGCGCGCGAGGGCCGCATCGAACCAGTCGTGCGGCGGGTCGACGATTTCGCCAACCGCAAGATGCGGAAAGCCCTCGCGGACTGCCGCAAAGCAGGCGTGAAGGTGCGCGTCATAGAGCGCGTTCTGGTCGAATACGTTCAAGCTCATGGCATCACACTCGCGACCAGGGCCGCTGCCGCTGCCGCAATACCTGCGACAGTCACCCCGAAAATCAGGATCAGATTTGCGAGTTCGCAAACCGGGGAACGTGAGGGAATGAAGGGATTGCGCATGTCTACGCAGCCGTGCCGTTTTGGCGTTGTGCCATCGTGGCCGGACGCTCATAGTTCTCGCGGGGTTGAGGGGATTTCCGCAGACCGGAGGCGTGGTAACGCGACCGCCACAGGAGATGTGGCCTTGTACCGAGAGCTGCAGCGATCGCCCTCTCCCCAGCCGCATTCGGTTCCCGGAGCGTCGTTCCAGCAGTTCCACGCGGGAGCTGATACGTGCGGTCGATATCGAGAAGAGCAAGGCCAGCGGTAAAAAGCCGACCTTTGATCGCTGTCATCTCAGCAATCTTGTCGATCGCCTTTCGGGTCTTCTTGTCCGCCTGCTGGGGCCGGTGCATAGTGGATCCTCGTTTTGATGAGGGAGGCCCTGGCCGGCCTCCCTTTTCATGGGTGATTTTGTCCGTATTTATGGAGAGGATAGCAAATTTCTGCCATGTGACAAGCAGATTTCTGCGTGTCACGCAGAAATCTGCTAAAAAGCATGAGCGATTTAGGGGCGAGAATCCGCGAAGCCGCTGCATTAATTGGCGGTTTGGACAAACTGGAAGCTGGGCTTTCGGGTGTAAGCAGACGAACTTTGTCAGACTACGTATCGGGGAAGAGTGAGCCAAAGGCATCAACTCTCGCCGAAATAGCTCAAACCACTGGCGTTTCCGTCGCTTGGTTGATGAGCGAGCAAAGCCAAGGTGATGCATCTAGCAAAAATCTGCCATCCGAAACATACGAAAACATCGTGCGGCTTCCCAGGTTCGATGCACGAGCCTCCGCAGGTCGGGGCCTGGTACCGGTAAATGAGATGCCAGTCGGGGAAGTCGCGTTCGCCCGCGACTTCCTGCGCAACCTCGGCGCAAACCCTGACTATTGCTACATCTTGGAAGCTCGCGGCGATTCAATGTGGCCGACGATACCGGACGGGGCACTGCTCATCGCCGACGCCTCAAAGACAGAAGTCGACGATGGCCGCATTTATCATTTCAATGTGATGGATCGAGCCTTGGTGAAACGTGCTCGATGGTCCTTGGACGGTAAGCTATACCTGACCTCCGACAACATGGCCGCTGGCTATCCATCGGAAGAATTTGCGGCCGATCGCATCGATGAGCTGCGCGTCGGAGGGCGGATCATGTTCACGGGGCATGCCCCCATGCCCGTTCGATAA